TTATTTTATGGTCGGGACATCTGTTTGCGCAGAAGAGCCTGATATACGCGATGAGCTCCGCTTTTTTTGGACAGTTTCTGCATGGGAGTCGGAGTTTGTTGTTGGGGATTCTTGCTGTTCTAGTTTAGCAAGTTTAGTTTCTAATTCTTTTATTCTTCTCTCTTTTTCCGCGATGATTTCAGCCTGTAGCTTTTTGTAATCCTCATACATATTATATATATAAGCAGTATCCATTGTATTAGGTGAAGCTGTACTTTTTATTTCATTTTTTAACATAGAGCCTTCGCCAGTAAGAAGCCAGCCAATATCTAATCTGGGGAAATTTATTGCAATGCTTTTTAATTTATCAGGTTGAATAGATACCCTCATGCCCGAAATAAAGCCTGTAGATACTCCTATTATTCTACAGAAATCAACATCTTTTATACCTTCTTTTTTTAAAAACAGTTTAAGTCTTTCTTTAACAGATACTTCCATTGCTTTGTTATTTATATTTTATTCTAAATAGATTGCAATGCAATAAATTATTCACCTTTTTCTTGGTTTAAATATTGCATTGCTTTATATTTGCGTCAGGTTTAATATAAACCGCGCCAAATATAGCAATTTTAATCCAATAAATATTGAATATGGGACAAGTAATTAAGTTAGGCGCACAAGGCAAGAAGGAACTTGCTGTCGCCTTTAAAGTAACAATGGCCTATGTCGGACAGGTTTTGTCCGGTCAGAAGAAGGGTGGTAAAGCTCCGGCAATCTGGGAAGCCGCCAAGAAACGGAACGACAGTAAGCTGTACAATGTTGACGAAATCGTCAAGCATGAAACAGTCAAAATACTCGACAACAAGGGTAATGTGAAAGCGGAACGTACTAATTAATAATGTATTATTATGGAAACACTGAACAACAACCAGCAGACAACAGGTCTGCAAATCTTCAACAATTCGGAAATTGGTGCAAAGATTCGCGCTACTACAGAAAGAAATGAAACATGGTTTGTAGCTCAAGATATCTGTGATATTTTGAATCTGAAAAATCCAAGAAAGGCGATACAGTCGCTTGATATGGATGAAAAACATGATGTAACTATTAGTTACATCCCAGGTGGAAATCAGCGAGTTAAGGCAGTCAATGAATCCGGTTTATATCATTTGATTTTTATATCCCGCAAGCCCGAAGCAAAAGCCTTCCGCAAATGGGTAACTAACGAGGTTCTCCCCTCCATCCGTCGTACCGGCGGCTACTCCGTTCGTTCGGCACAGCATCCGACGCTTCCCGCACCCAAGTACCGTCCGGACTTCATCGAATGGAAACAGGCTGTGTGCCGTTATCTCAATCGGAATGATCTGAAAACGGTCGCCACCAACATGAAAGTCACCTACTCCCATGTATGCAAGGTGTATTCCGGCAACACAATGAGCCGCCGTATAGCCGACAGGCTGACGAAGCTGGCTATCTCCCACAAGAACAAAGGCATCATATATCCCGAACCTGTTCCGGTGTACAGACAACTGCTGATAGAATGGGAGGAACAGGGATGATTACTTATACGATGGGTATCAACCTTGAATACCTGAGGATCGTGATAACGATCTGGCGTGAATACGGGATGATCTGCCCCATCATCATTCCCAAGGACCAGGACGCCGAAGGGGCGGTGATGGTGAAGATAGGACCGACAACCGACATGAAGGTCGCGGAGATGGTCGACAAGATATGGGACATAGCCGGCGCGAAGCGTCTGGTCAAGGAAATCGAAAAATAAACCAGTTCAAAATCAACACACTTATTAATCTATAAATGATGAAAAAGAAAAAAGCTATAAGAACACTGATTGAGATTGATGAAGTGTTCCAGAATGTAGAGCCCGGACATTTTTTCGTAGTAAGAATCTTCGGTATTCCGATAGCACGGTTCAACCAGATATCACGGCATATCGAAGAAGATAATGAAGAGGAATAGAATTATTAACAATTAAAATTAACACACCATGAAATTTGATATTCAATTTGACGAAGTGCACAAGGTTGCGACACAGATAGAGGAGCTGGCGCACAAGCTGGCAGCGGAAACCTCCAAGGAAGGTTCCCGTGACAAGAACAGTATTTATGTATATTCAGCCGAAATCGCCCGTCTGGCTTTCCCTGTCACGCCGACAGTGGACGGAGCGCGTCCCACAAGGCCCTTGTGTATTCACCACCCCAGTCTCGTGAAGATCGAGAACACGTTTCGGAACAGGATAAATTAAAACAATTTTATCATAATAACAATAACCCCTGAAGGGCGCGTCCAATCCGGCAATAATTTTAAAATTCGACACTTTATCTTTATCCGGATGCGCCCTTAATTAAAAACCGAAAGCAATGAGAACATTCAGAATAATCCATATAGCAGCCGCAGTCATCGGCCTTGTGGTAGTGCTCAGACTGGCGGACAACCTACGCCCCACCTTCAACGAGAACCTCGCCGCCTCGGTCCTTGCAGTCGTATGCTGCCTTTCCCTTATCGGACAAAGGTATTACAGGGAGGAAAAATAGGACACGCGGTCAGGGAGCCGGAAGGCGGCCCGCGTTTCCGGTCCGACTCCGGAAACCGCACAAGGTTAAACAATAAAACGGTTGATATGGCTGTAATCTATAATGACAAGGTATGTATCTACGCCAACGAGCTGATCATGTATGATCCGAAACGCAAGGTGGGCTCCGATAAGGGCTTCCTCCCGATAGGAACATACAACACGAAGGTGAACAGAAAGCAGATTGTTGTAGCCGAGCGTGCCAGCCTCAGACGCCCCGCCCTGGTGGAGTTCGACTCGCTGGAGACATACATACAGCAATTATACATCAAATATTACGGTGACCCCCATGAGGATGTCGAACGTGCCGCCACCAGTCCGCTTGAGAGGGCTGTAGGGTACAACGAGGCCGCCTACTCCTTCTTCACCACCTACAGGGACGGTGCGGGAAAGCCGCTCAGACCGGAGAAGGTCACGCTCTATACGCTCCAGGCACGTGTCCTGGATGCAGTCATCCGGCTGCGCGACAGCAATGCGGAATGCGGTTTCGGACGTGGCGGATCCCGTTTCAACGTATGGGACAGGCTGAGTGAGATGGTGAACGATCTGCTGAAAGTGCGGGACAGCAAAGGCAACACCCGCTATCCCCACAAACTTCCTTCGACGGGAAAGACGCTCAAACGTAAAGTGGACCAGTATGAGGCGGAAGGCTTCATCGCTTTGGTGCACAAGAATAAGGGCAACACGTCCGCCGCCCTGATACGGGACGAGGAGGACGAGGCGATCATGCACAAGCTGCTTTCCCAGCATATGAACTTGAATAACGCACAGATCATGGAACAGTATAACAAGATAGCCTCCATATTGGGGAAACCGGAAATCAAGAGTCCTGTCACGGTGGACAGATACCGGAAGATGATGGAGTCCACCACCCTGGGGCACCAGCGCGGTACCGCCGCGCTGAGGAACTCCCTCGAGATGCAGCACAAGCGCGAGGCTCCGAAGACCGCCATGACCTATTGGACACTGGACGGATGGGACGTGGAACTGGTCTACCAGAAGAGGCAGCCGGTGGACAAAAAGGTGAACGGCGAGACAAGGACTCACAAGAAAACCACCTACCACAACCGCAAGACCATCGTGGTGGTGCTGGACGCCTGCGGCAAGTACCCGATAGGATACGCCGTCGGCGACCATGAGAGCCCGGCATTGATACGCGAGGCGTTGCGCAACGCCATCAAGCACGCCCGGGAACTGTTCGGTGCACGGTACAAACCGTTGCAGCTGCAGAGTGACAACTACCAGAAGGGGGTGATGGTTCCGTTCTATGAGGCGATGACGGTGCACTACATCCCCGCCGCGCTCCACAACGCCAAGGCCAAGATCATCGAGCCCTACTTCAATTATCTGAACAAGACGTACTACCAGCTGGAGAAGAACTGGAGCGGGGTGAACATCAACAGCAGGCGCGGCTCCCAGCCCAATATAGAGATCCTGAACAAGAACCGCCACCTGATCCCCGACGAGGAGGGCGTGCTGGCGCAGATACACGGTATCATGCAAAGGGAGCGGGCCAAGAAGCTGGAGGCGTACATGGCCGCATGGGAACGCACCCCCATGGAACGCCGGATGCCGTTCTGCGACGAGGAATACCTGTTTCTCATGGGCGACACGACGGGACGCACCAACCGGCTCACCGGCAAGGGGCTGCTGATCGAGCTCTTCGGGGAGAGGATCAATTACGAGAGTTTCAACATGGAGTTGCGCAATCATTTCCACGAGGACTGGTCCGTGCACTACGATCCAGACGATCTGTCGCAGGTGCTCATCGTCAATGCCGAATCCACCAAAGGGCACCGGCTGGCAAAGGAAACGGGGGACCTGAAATTCCTCCTGCAGCGTGACATGAAGACACCGATGGCCCTGATCGACCAGAAACCCGAACATTTCGAGCACCGCAGGAAGGTGGACGAGTTCAACCGGCAGTTCGAGCGGCGGTATGTGGCCAGACAGGAACAGGTGGACGAGGTGATAATCGCCATGCAGGAGCGGAACCCGCTTCTAAAAAGCAACAGCCTGCTGGACCGCGCCCTGCTCACTGACAGCCGGGGACGGCACAAGGACCGCAAGTATGAGGCGCGTGGCCAGACGGTGGAGGATGTGGATTTTGAAGAGATTGCGCCCGGACCTCTCAGGGTTCCGTCCCCTCTTGCCGATGACGATTACGAATGGGACGACGCCGACATGAATTTTTCAAGATGATTTAATAACACTTAAAAAACAGCATAATTATGGATAAGGAAGCATTGAAACAGTACATAGAGAATTTGATAGCCCGTGGTTCAAAACCTTCAGAACTGGCCCGTCGCTGCGGCGTGTCCGACGCGGCGATGTCCCAGTTCCGTTCCGGCAAGTACGGCGCGAATGACGACAACCTGGCGGTCAGGATCGCCACAGGCCTTTATTTCTATGAGAATTCCCGCAATGTGGTTGATACCGTAACCTCTTACCGGCAGGTGAAGCGGGCGTTCGAGGTTGCCAGGGGAAAGAGCAAATGGGTATGTATCAGCAGCCGCAGCGGAAGCGGAAAGACCCAGTCTCTGATTGACCTGTACAATCTGTGCGGTGACAAGGGGGTTGTATATATCAAGTGCCGCAAATGGAGCAGCCGCAAGTTCCTTACCAAACTGGCACAGGCCATGGGAGAGAATGTGACGCGCTATATGGATAATGACAGTCTGCTGGACCTGTGCATCGCGCACATGAATTCCCTGTCCTCCTATAAGCCTGTCCTGCTGATAGATGATGCCGGCAAGCTCACGCATTCGGCCATGTGCACGCTTATTCCCCTGTATGATGACACGCTGGGGCGCATGGGGTGTCTGGTGGCCGGCACGGAGACTCTGGAGCGCAATATCAGGCGGTATGTGGGACGTATCGAAGGGTATGACGAGATAGACGGGCGTTTCGGCCGCAATTACATCACCCTTTTGGGCGCTACCAAAAAGGATGTCATCGCCATCTGTATGGCCAACGGCGTGCAGGACAGGGAGACGGCGGAAGAGATATGGGGAAAACTTCCCAAGGTCAAGAAGCAGCCGCGTGAGGACGATCCCCGCCAGGTATTGTTCGCCGATGACCTGCGCGAGCTTTCGGGAATGATAGACAATGTGGTAATCAGACAGGAAATCAGCAACGGAGGAGCCGGCTTATGATCAGGTCATTGTCGTTTGACAACATATTGAACAAAAAATACGAATACATCCCCTTTTCCAAGGATTTCATGGATGCCTTTGGAAAGAGGCAGAAGTCCGGGGCGTGGATCGTATACGGCAAGTCCGGACAGGGAAAGACCTCCTTCACCTTCCAGCTGGCCAGGGAGTTTGACCGTATCGGCTACAAGGTGCTGTTCATTTCCCTTGAGATGGGTGTCGAGTCCGATTTCAGGGACTCCCTGCTCGGATTCATGAATTCGTCAAGGAGCGGGATGCTATTCTGGGACGAGGTTCCCACTTTCGATGAGTTTGACGAATTCCTCGGGAAACAGAGATCCCCGGACGTGGTCATCATCGACTCCCTGCAGAGTCTTGAAGGCGAGATGGACGTCACCGCCAAACAGCTGGTCGAGCTCAGGAAGAAATACAGGAAGAAGATATTCGTATACATCTCCCATGTGGAGGGGAAGGAGGTGCAGGGTACAGTGGCCTACAGAGTCAAGAGGGACTGCTTCTCCCGCATAGAGGTGAACGGATTCTGCGCCCGGTACATGAGCCGTGGTGTTCCCGGTCCGAAAGGATTCTATGTGGTCTGGAAGGAGGGCTATGAGAGATGCTGGCTCAGGAACAGTGACGAACCTTTTAACAGCAATAGCAATGAACAAGACAATTGAATTACCCGCGACAAATGCCCAGAAGCGGTGCATACACCGCCTCAGACGGCAGTTCGGACTGGACGAGGATGAATACAGGCATCTTGTCCGGCAGTTCAGCGGCGGACGGACAACGACGTCCGCGGAGTTGTACAAAAGCGAGGCCGCAAGGCTGATCGGGACGCTGCTCGATCCCGACGGGAGAAAGGATCCGGAAAGACGGGAGAAACTGGCACTGGTCAAGGCCATTTACGCCGTGTCAATGGACATCGGTTTTCTCAACAGGAGCTACCGCAGCGACAATCCCGTGGAGGTTGAGATGAACAAGGCAAAGATCACCTCCTTCCTGAAGAGCCACGGAGGATGCAGGAAGCCGGTGTCAAGCCAGAACCTGGAGGAACTGAAGGCCACACTGAAACAGCTGAAGGCCATAAGACGGAAGGAGGAGGTATGAGAATGAAGCACCTTGTGTACGCGATATCCGCCCTCTCGGCTTTCACGGGCATGATAGTTAATGATGACTTCTGGGCGAAGTCATGGTCACTTAACGCCATGTTATGGATTCTGGTAGCATGGACAAACGATAATAAAAACAACAATAATGACAATGGAAAAGACGAAATTCGAAAAGGAATGTGCTGACATGTGTGCCGATTGCCACGCCAAAGGGCTGGACATCTGCCGGGAGGATGCGGACACCGTGCAGCCGATGTTCGCCCGGTGCGGGCTGTGCGGGAAGGTGTTCTGTGAATACAACAACCACATGACCGTGAACCATCTCTGCTGGGAATGCCAGACGGCCATAGAACAGAACGTTGACTGCAACGAGGAGATAATCGACCCTGATTTATTCAGGAATTTATTCACTAATAAATAAGAACAGATATGGATATCAAGAATTTATCTGAAAAGGAACGTGAGGCCCTGCTAAGCAAGCTGCAGGCCGAAAAGAAAAGAAAGGACGGGGACCGAAAGAAGAACTACCAGAAGCTGCGTGCCAGATTCCTCGCCTCTGTGGAGAGGAAGCTCCGCAAGTATATCAAGGACGGCCAGGAGTTCAAGGAATGGCTCCGTAAGGAGGCCACCGCCTACTATGACCAGCTGAAGGAGTACGGCGGCCTGAAACGTGACGAGCAGCTCGGGTTCGAGGTGAAGAATGACACTTTCAAGGTCTCCGTCAAGGGGAACCGGGTCAAGGGCTTCGACGAGAGGGCAGACGTGGCAGAGAAGCGCCTTGTGGACTACCTGAACGCATGGATCGGCAAGAAGGGCGATGACGGGCGCAACCCCATGTACAAGCTGGCCATGTCGCTGCTCCAGCGCAACGAGGCCGGGGATCTTGACTACAAGTCCATCTCCCGCCTGTACGAGCTCGAGGACGACTTCAACGACCCCGAATATTCGGAAATCATGCAGCTCTTCCGTGAGAGCAACGTGGTGGAAGGCACGGTGATCCGCTTCTACTTCGAGGAGAAGGACGGAAACAATCAATGGAAAAGAATAGAACCCTCATTTAACAAGATGTAAGTTATGACGCACAATTGGTTTGAATGTTCCATCCGCTACGAGAAGGTGGCGGAGAACGGTATGAACAGGAAAGTAACGGAAGCCTATCTGGTCGATGCGCTCAGCTTCACGGAAGCGGAAGCCCGTATTATTGAAGAAATGAACCCGTATATCAACGGTGAATTTACAGTTTCGGGCGTCAAACGCGCCGGTTACAGCGAACTGTTCCCCTCTGAGGAAGATGCGGCCGACCGCTGGTTCAAGTGCAAGCTGTTCTTTATCACGCTGGACGAAAAAAGCGGAGCGGAGAAAAAGACCCCCACTACCGTACTGGTACAGGCTTCCGACCTTCGCGATGCCGTAAAGAAGCTGGACGAGGGGATGAAGGGCACGCTGGCGGACTATGTCATCGGCTCGGTGGCCGAGACCGCCATTATGGATGTCTATCCCTACACTGCTGATGTGAAACCTGAATTCTCCGGCGATGATAAGAAGGAAGTTTGACCATCCCCATGTAGTCCTGTGCCGCACATGCTGCGGCCGGGGCTTTCTTGAGAACCTGGACGAGCTGACGGACACCGTAAGTACCGTTACCTGTCCCGCCTGCAAGGGGAGCGGACGTGTGGTCGTATCCTCCGTTACCCTTACCACCGTGGAGCCCTATGATCCCGAATCCCCAAATCTCGCGCTGTATGGAAAAGGACGGAATGAATGAGTATCTGCTGAAAAATTTGGAGAGGGCCAAATCCGCAATGGAGGAGATACTGGATGAACCAAGACTCCGGTGCCGGGAGGGCTGGCATAAGCGTGACAGGGCGTTCCGCCCGCAGAGTTTCAGGAAAAGAACCACCTGGCACCGCATAAGGAGCCGGTGCTTTTAAAACAGATTTAAGAACCTTTTAAACGACAATCTTATGAACCTGAGAAAAGACAACAAGGAAAAGAAACCGATGCAGCTTATGCTGGACGAGATCTCCGGAATGACGGGCGTCTCCCAGGAGATGATCCTGTCCCGGATGATATCCAGGAACATATCCGATTCAAGGATGCTGTTCTGCTATATAGCGTATGAGGAAGGGTATCTGTTCCGTGAGATAGCCTCCTTCCTGAAGATATCCAGATGCAGGGCGACAACCGCGTATTATGATGTGAGACTGAGAAAGGAAAAGTTCCGCCCGATCATTGCAAGGCTGGCCGGATGCGGAACACCGGACTTTCCGCCAATGGGGAAGGAACATCAACCGGAAAAAAAACAAATGGACATCCTATGAGAACAACAGATAAAAACAAGCGGTATCCCATTCCGGAATTCCACTATGAGATAAGCAGGAATGGTGAATTATGGAACACCAACACCGGAAGACTGATAAGACCCGGTTCGGACGGACGTTACTTACTAAGAAAACAGAAGCGTATGTATCGGTTTACTTATGGCAGGCTTCTGTATGCGGCTGAACATGGGATATGTCCTGATTCCATAAAAGGGATAGTCATTATGACGGAAGATAACAAACCGGTTCTGACGACACGCGGGGATTATTGCAAGAAAGTCATAATACCTTTCAGACACGGTTCTTCCCAAAGAGATCTGGTCCAACGCTATCGCGAGGCTGTCTGTATAGCCGAAGTTATGATAGACTTTTATGAAGAAGGTAATATGGAGGAGATGGTGTCCGCTTTTACCATTTACGAATCAAAGGTCAAAGGCTATATGTATTCAGGAGGATTCACCAACAGCCAGGATGTTATAAAGGAAGCGTGGCAAAGTATCATCACCCGTGTAATATCAGGCGTAAGTGAAAAGAAACTGTTCACAATTGATCCTTATAATTATCTCCGCCGGTGTGTACGCAGCTATTTCAGTGAAAGGAAAAGGGAGCGTATGGCATTGGTCGGGACACCGGAAAGGAGAAAAGGGCAAATGACCTATGATGAGATTATGGAAGCATTATAATTCAAAACTGAATAGAAATGAGTGAATTATATATACCGCCTGAGCGATTTGAGAGAGACTTAATTACCGGACGATTTTTAAAAGGTTGTGTTTCTCGCAACAAGGGTCGTAAAATGGTTTATCATTCAAAACGTTCCAAGGCCAGAAGTATAAAAAATCTGTCTAAAGGACGTGGGGCTTGGCATAAGACTGGTGCAGGCATGAATAAAAAGAGCGTTGTTTTGATAAAGGATGAGAAATTATGTGGAGTATTCCCTTCGATACAAACGGCTGGTAAGATGATTGGCGTGGCTCCTTCTTTGATCAGTGCTATATGTCGGAAAGTGAGAGGCAAACATACGGCTAATGGATACAGATGTTTTTTCGAAGATAGCAATGATTGGTATAATTTAATTAAACAAGATTATGAATAATGACAGGCAGAAGATATTAACTGATTATATTTCCTACTTATACACAACAGGCAGAACTTATGATACTGTCGGGAAATATATCAAATATGTAACGGATTTTCTTGAACGTACTGAAGATGTCAATCGTCGTGGCTATCTGGTTTATAAGCGTGAAAATGCAGATGTCATGGTGCGTCATTCGCTAATGTGTTCAGCTATATGCGATCTATTATCCTATCTCAACATCGGATATGGAAAAAGGGGAAAGGCGGTGAAACCTTTGGAAAAACTTGATGTCATTTCGGATAAGAACAAGAAACAACTTAATGATTTCATTATATGGCTGACTGACAACAATGATTACTCTTCTCATACAGTTTATATATATTACACATCCATGAAGAAGTATTTCGAATACGCCAATGAGGTAAACATGGATAATTGCAGGAGGTTTATAAAAAGTCTTGAAGAAGAAAAATTATCTCCCGCTACCATCCGTTTGCGGATTACAGCAATAGAAAGATTTTCCAAATGGCTGAAGAAGCCTATAGAACTGAAGCGTCCCAAAATAAAGCGCAAGCTTGATGTGAACAATGTGCCGACCGAGGAGGAATATAACCGGCTGTTGGAATATCTCAAGGCAAAAAACAATAAGGATTACTATTTCTTTATTAAGGTTTTGGGAACAACGGGCGCCCGTCTGTCGGAATTCCAGCAGTTTACGTGGGAAGACATCATATCCGGGGAAGTGACATTAAAAGGAAAGGGTAACAAGTACAGACGTTTTTTCTTTCAAGAACAATTGCAGCAGGAAGCGAAGGTTTACGCTAAAGAACATGGTAAAACCGGGATTTTTGCGGTAGGGAGATTCGGCCCGATCACACAGCGTGGCTTTTCCCAGCACTTGAAAGCATGGGGAAAACATTGCGGCATTGATCCAAGGAAAATGCACGCGCACGCCTTCCGGCATTTCTTTGCTAAAATGTTCCTGAAAAAAAATAAAGATGTTATTCAACTGGCTGACCTTCTAGGTCACGGGAGTGTAGACACAACTAGAATTTATTTACAGAAAAGTTATGACGAACAAAAAAAAGATTTTAATCGAAACGTTACATGGTAGTGTAGCGCAGCTCAATGAACTGTCATCCATGACCGAAGGGATAGACATCTATGACGAGACCGGACATGTTGATACAAAATTTCTCATGGAAGCGCTATCCTGTGTCAATACCTTCGTGAATGCGAGCAATACGGTTGTTCAAAAAATATCCTCACTGTTAGCACCTGACGCCCCGGTTGGGGAAAAGAAGAAACAGGCTGACGAAGGCAAAAAATGGAATGTGGAAGAAATACTGAAACATTGTACTCTTGAGAACAATATCCTCAAACTTCCTCAAGTTCAATTCAATAAAAAATCTTATGCCGAAGCAAAAAAGTGGATAGAAGAAGCCGGCGGCTCATGGCAAGGTGGGAAGATACAGGGTTTCACATTCCCGTTTAATCCGGAACGTGTGTTTTCCATACTGAAAGAGGGTAAACGGTGCAACCTACAGCAGGATTACCAGTTTTTTGAAACTCCGGCCGATGTTGCTGACTGGCTGGTTATACTTGCCGGAGGGATACATGAGGATGATACGGTACTGGAGCCGAGTGCCGGCCGTGGCGCGCTTATAAAAGCAATCCACCGGGCTTGTCCTTCTGTAATGGTTGAATGTTATGAGCTGATGCCGGAAAACAGAGAATTTCTTCATACCCTTAGCAACGTAATATTGCTTGATGAAGACTTTACCAAAGACAGTGTAGGTAGTTATACTAAGATAATTGCAAATCCTCCGTTTTCCAATAATCAGGATATAGAGCATGTCAGGCTTATGTATGATCGATTGGAACAAGGTGGAGCCCTTGCAGCAATAACCAGCCAACACTGGAAATTTGCTTCGGAAAAGAAATGTATTGATTTCCGCAACTGGCTGAAAGAAGTACATGGAGAAGTGTTTGAAATCAGCGCAGGCGAGTTTAAAGAGAGTGGCACATCTATTAGTACAATGGCGGTAGTTATAAAAAAATAATTCAAAACTGAATAAAAATGAGTGAAACAAAAATCATATTAGATGCCTGTTGTGGCAGCCGTATGTTTTGGTTCGACAAGGAAAATCCTTGGACCTTGTTTGCTGACATTAGAGATGAAGAGCATACTCTTTGCGACGGTCGAAGTCTGAAAGTTCATCCGGATATTGTATCTGATTTTACCAATATGCCATTCCTAAATGAATCTTTTAAACTGGTAGTCTTTGACCCGCCCCATCTTTTAAATGTGGGTAAAGAAAGTTGGTTGGCCAAGAAGTATGGTAAACTTCCCGAAGATTGGCCAAGGGTGATAAAAAAAGGAATTGATGAATGCTTTCGAGTACTTGAAAATTACGGTGTTCTCATTTTCAAATGGAATGAAGACCAGATAACGGTTAAAGAAGTATTGAAAGCCATCGGACGGCAGCCGTTGTTCGGTCACACCACCGGAAGGCATGGCAAAACTATGTGGATGTGTTTTATGAAACTACCAATTAACTAATAACCAATGAAAAAAAGAATAAGAAATAAAATGATGAATAATCCCGGAAGGTATAAGCTACATCAGTATTTGAAATATGCTCACCAATGGGCGGATACAGTCAGCTATAAATGCCGGTTATATTTGATATTGGATAATGGGAAAATAGTAAAAACCGATTAATAACTGAATAAAAATGAGTAAATCAGAAGAATATATTGAAATCAAGAGTTTTGTGGTAGTCAATCCCAACTTCCCGGTTATCACAAAAGAAAGTGCTCTTAAAGCCGTTGCAATGGCAGAGGAAGAAATGAAACGGAAAGCCATCGAAGTTCTTTCCTCTGTTTTGGATAACTGGGTGCATGGTGGTGACGCAGACTGTATTATTGCGGAGTTTGAGGAAAGATTAACTGAAGGATAAAAACAGAACGGGCGCCCTGCGGCATACAATAATATGCGGGGCGCCCGTTGTCAATGAGAAGTTATCGTGTTTCTTTCCGCAGTCTTTCCCTGACCTGCCGCTCCGTGAATCCGAATGCCGCGGCGAACTGTTTGAATTTCTCCTTCTGCCCGGAGGGGAGAAGGGAGTACAGGCTTGAGAACGGCGTGCCGCCTTCCAGCGCTTTCCTGATTTCTTTCTTTTTCATATAAGTTCCTTTATCTGTTTCTTACAACATTCACAATCACACAGCAGCAACCTGGCCTTGTCGAACATCTTCTGTCCTATATTGCCGGACAGGTAGCATATCTCCTCGCCCCACGGGTCGATCCCCAGTGCCTTTGCCATGTGCGCTTCCAGGTGCTTCCTCTCATGGTCATAGGAGTTCTGGAACTCGGCGGGTGACGATGTGATCCCTATCACCATGACCGTCTGCCTTGTGCCGTAGTTGGAATAGGTGAGTCCGGTGTCCGGTTTGCCGGAGGACAGGTTCCTGTACGCCGTTTCCAGATCATCCCCGCGGCAGCCTATGTCATAGAGCCTGCCAATGATCTCGTCGGTGTAGTAACAGTCCACGGCATAGTAGACCGCCACCTTCCAGCCGTATTCCTCTATGTCAAACCGCTGGCGGATCATAACATCTCGTCCCATTCCACCGGTTCCCCGGCCCTTGTCATTTTCGCATACCACATGCACATGACCATGCCTTCCGGAGCGTCATAGTCATCTATGATATCCTTGACGTAAAGCGCCAGATGGGGCTCGTCGGCGATGGAGGACTTGAAACAGTCCGCCTTTGCCTGGTTGGCCACGTATACATAGTCATATAATGTGTTGTTCTCCACCCTGACCCCGTTCTTGGCCAGAAGTTCGTCCACCTTGTCCTTGGTCATGGGTTCGACCTTCTCGCTTTTTCCGATTGCCGGGTTCATCCTGCGCATGAGCGACACGGCGAAGTCGCACAGCTTTTTGTTGAAGTGCCAGCCGTTATGCCGGAGGTACGCCGTCAGCTCCTTTGGCCGGTCATCATATATGTCCAGAGGTTCCTTTGTCCTGTTCATAGTCTTCTTGTTAGCCGGGACGGGGGAATCCTCCGTCCCGGCGGGTTAAACTAACGGTATCTTGAATAGCGTCCTGTTCCGGGCACTCCGCGGCGCTGGCCCATCGAGCCGCCGCCATAACGGTTCCCGTATCCTCCGCCGTATCCTCCACGGTTTCCATAACCGCCACGTTGTCCCATGTCGTCATACTCGTCATAGTCATCGTAGCCGTCGTCGCGCTGTCCCATGCCGCTCCCTTCCGAGAGTTCCTCAATGCACTGCATGAGCTTGCCGCCATACTTGAGCATTTTTTCGGCATAATCGGACATTCTCTCGACCTTGCTGTCTTCTATCTCGATCATCATCATACTTGTTGTTTTTTAGAATTGTTCGTACTGGGCCTTTCCGCCGGTTTAAGCAGTTCGGCCATCATGGCCTTCAGCTCGGATATCTCCTCCCTGAGAGCCTTGTTTTCCGCCTCCTGTCTCTGCCTTTCGGCAAACTCGGGATTCAGTATCTCCATCATCTTGCCGCAGGCGTCCACTATGGCACGGTGGTGGTCTATGCTCCTGAGTATCTCCGCGGACCTGTTCCTCATGGCCGCCACCTCGGAGTTCATCGACTCCCTTGACCCGGATATGACCATGTTCCCGCCTCCGGGGAAATTCGCGTCGGCGATGTCCGCCCCCGCGGGTATCTTCTGGAACGTGACGGTCTGTTCGCCGACCTTGACGGTGATGTCCACCACCATCTTCATCGGCTGGCCGAACATCACCGGCTGTGTCCCGTCCGGGACCGGGTTGGATACTCCCGCAATGGCGCCGACCTCCACATAAGGCGTCCCGTCCTTATGGAGTATGTAAAACTGGCTGTTGACTCTTAAATTCTGGAAAGGCATAATTGTTTTTCTTTAAATGGAGGGATTCCTCCCTCCTTGTTCTTAAACTACTCCGGTCATTATCTGCAGGGTGTTTGTCGTCCTGTCGAACCAGAACTCGAACACTCCCGTACCGGGGATGTCGGCCGCCGTCAGCGCTTCCCCGTTGTACTTGGTCACGGCCTGTGTCACCCCGTTTGTCTCGAACAGGACCGGCAGCGTCCCGGTTGTCCCTGTGGGGACGGCCTGCGCCAGGTCAATGTAGATGGTCCCCCTGTACCATGCGTTCACAAAGGCATGGTTGGGAAAGGAGAACACCACATTGTCGGCGGTGACATTCACTCCGGATGTGACTATTGCGGCCGATCCGCGTCTGTTAACGAATTGAAAAGGAAATGGCATGATTACCTCCTTTCTCCGGGTCAACCCCAGAAACCGTTACCCGCCCCGAAACCGAAGCCGTATCCAAGACCATATTGGGCCGCCACACAGGTGGGGATTCCCACAACCGGGCTGTACGGCACCTTGGCCACTTCGGGCTGGTTGCACTCAATCTTCGCCAGACGGGCGCTCAGATCACCCAGCGCAGCGTTGACAGGCGCGATGGTCTGTGCGGACACCTGTGCGAAATACGCGTTCTGGTGCTCCTGCGATAGCTGGTTGACGAGCGTGCTGTTTCTTTCCCGCAACGTGTCGATCTTGTCAAGCAGCGCCTGGTTCTGCATGGCGTCCAGCTTGCTGATGATGGCGTTGGTGTTGGCCGTGCCTGCGTCACGCAATGCGAGCGTGTTCTGGTTGGCCGTGTTCACCAGGGTGTTTGTCTGGTTGCAGACGGACAGCTGGTTCTCGTAGCCCATTTTGGTAATGTTCTCGTTTGTCTGGCAGCAGCACTGGCAGATCTGCGACTGGATGGCGTTATTGCCCTGCATGATCGCGGTGACGATCTGGTTGGTGTTCATGCCCATCTGGTTGCCGATGTTGCATATCTGCATGCCAAGACCGTTTATGGCGGCCTGTACGGCATCGGAAGAGGTGTTCAACGCGGTGGCCAGGCTCTGGATGTCGTATCCGTTGCGTTGTACGGCCTGCATGATCACGGCGGTGTTCGCATCGTTCTGCACGAAGGGGACCACGCCGCCCTGTCCGTTGCCCATCATTCCGCCACGGGCGCCGCCAAAACCGCCGAAGCCTCCCCATCCCATCAGGATGAACAGAAGCAGGATGGCGAACAGATCGTCACCCCAGCCGTTGCCGTTACGGCTGTTGCCGTTTCCCATCAGCGCCAGGATGTTCGGATCCACACCGCGCTGTTGCATCAGCGCCGGAAGCATGGCCAGAATGCCGTTGGTGCCGCCTCCGGAGTTCCCGTTCTCGGGGAACACAAAAGTTCTTGATTCACTCATAGTTGTATTTGTATTTTGTAGTTCCGGTCACTAATCCGACCGTGGTGCAAACATACTCAACTACACGCACTCCGTCGAGCGTCCTGTTCTGATGTGTTTCCTTATTTGTTCCAGATATATTCCGATCATCGGCGAGGTGATGTTCCGGGCCAGCAGGTGCCGTATCCCCCGTGCCGTTCGGTTGGTCATCCCCGCTATCTGGTCCGGATACAGGCCGGCTTCCGAGAGCAGCCTGACAAGCACATATCTGGCGTCCGTGGACTCCATGTCCCTGAAGTCGCCCAGTATACGTTCCCTCGGCACTTCCGTTTCACGCTCGGTCAGGACGAGCAGGTTGAAGAAAATTTCGCTCTTGCACATGATTATTCAATTTTTATTATTACTTTTGTGCACCACATAAAAATAGTACATAAATACTTGCGTCAAGGACTTTGGCCCTCAGCGTGCGAGTATCTATGTACTATTCTTCGTTTTTATGTGGTAATTTAAACGGAAGCGTTGAGGGCTTTTTTATTATTAACCCTCCCTTTGTTGCATATTTATCTCATAATCACTACCTTTGTCATACAGGTAAAAGTTTTTTCAAATTGTTCAAATGTTTCAGGGTATGAGGAAATCCAGGATAAACACTCCGGGAAGAAGTTATGTGTTCCGTGTTACGGATGTCGTGCGCATTTATGACGAGCACAGCCGCAGCGGCCTTTCGAACCGTGAGATATTCCGCCGTTACATCTGGCCCAAATACCGGATATGCGAACGTACCTTCTACAATATGATCAAGGCCAGCGCGGACGACCGTGTCATCGCCCGGCAGCGCGAGATGCAGATGACACTTTTCTAAAGTCTCTCAACCGCCCTGAACGTGTATTCCTCCACATCCTCCACCACCTCCGCATGATTATGGTTTGTGTCGCTGGCTGTACGCCGGAACATGTCAAAGCATACCTTCCCGTTGTCCCCCTTGAAATCATGCAGGCAGGCGCTGATCTCCTCCAGCAGGCTGAAACGTTCCAGGGACTGCTGCTGGTATCGGCTTCCCTTCCTTGACGAGCCTTTCCAGGGGGTCACGACATGCAGCCTGACTGTAACCGCCGCCTGCTGTACGGCACCCGAGAGCGTCGTCCATTTATACGGCATGAACTCAAGGAACACGGCGGGCGTGTCGAAAGGCTCCTCCTCCTCGATGAAGTCGACCTGCTCGTTCCACAGGTCATAGGTCCTGACTGCCGGCACCCCTTGCCTGTCCGGCAGCTGTTCCAGGCGTTCCTGGAGCTGCAAATAGAAAAAACTTCTCATATTTTAATCGTTATCGTTGAACACTTTCTTCAAATTCTCCACGGCTATCTCATGTAGCAGTTTCTCCAGATCTGGATGGCGTCCGATGAACTGACGCCTGGGAATCATGATCCTGCTTCCTGTCTTCTTCAGCGCCATGGCCTTGTAGAACTCCGCATCCCGGGATATCTGCCTGTTCTTCCTGCCGTTCCGTGCCTTCCCGGCCTTTGTCCGGGCTATACCTCCCACGGCCTGCCTGTACTTTATCCAGAAATATCCCTTCATCCTGCGGGTGACGGTGATGCTTCCCCCCTCGTTGTGTATCTTCGCATACGGCACGGACGAGGTGATCTCCACCCCCTTGCCTCCTTCCATTATTTGGGAGCGTATGCTGCGTCTGAGGGTCCCGGACTGTACGAGCAGGCCTCTGGTTTCGTCCGTGTCACCCTTCCGCCTTTTCCATTTCTCGTTGAAGAAGGCCTCGCGCTTGAAGTTCATGTCGAACTCATCCTTCGCCTCCACCCTGATGTCATTCAGCGTAAGGCGGATGAACCGGTTTATCCGTCCCCGCAGCTCCCTCATGGTCTTTTTGGAACCGTTGTCAGCCATTGCCGCCTCCTTTCCCTGCCTGTTTCCGGATGATCCGGCAGGCCCTGCACAGTTCATTCCCGTCCCCCTTGCCGTCGCAGTCCGCACAGTCCTTGCAGGTGTACGGGTTATATGCCGGGAATGTGGTCATCCGTTTCCCCGGATTGAACCGCATCATCTCCTGGTACTTTCCCGATGTGGCCTGCGATCCGAGGTTCATGGCCTCCCTCTCGTCGCTTTCCGGATACTTCCCTTTGCGGACCTGTTCTGTCGTGCAGCGGCATCCGAACCCGTTGGGCGGGAGATACCAGTCCCAGAACCTGCTGGAGAGGGGAAGGGTGATCCCGTCCAGGGGACGGTGGCCCTTGCGGACCCTCTCGTCTCCGGCGGTACGGTACTGCAGGTTGTAATCCTCCCCGTCCTTCTCGAAATCCTTCCATTTCGCGGCCATCAACGCCGATGACCTGGCAAAGTTCCACTCTGTTTTCAGATAGGCCCCGTTATAGGTGTCGTTGATTGTCTGAACGTCGTTTAAAAACCGTTCAAACGGTTTTAATCCGCCGTCTTCATCGAGCAGGGAGGGAAACGCCTCGTTCAGCTCGTGGAAGGTCTTTATTCCGCTGAAGACATAGTCGGACTCCTTCAGCCTTTGCACGCTCACCTCGTCCAGCGGCACCTCCCTGACGGAAAGGTCCACGGCATTGTCAAGCAGCGCGGCGGTCTTCTTGATGAATTCCCTGACCTCCTCGTCCTCCAGCATCTCCGGGCTGAACCCCTTCTGTCTGTACAGCCATGCCATGAGCAGCAGGAAGGCCTCCTCCACCTGCGAGGTGTCGGCCTGCCGTGTGTCGTTGTCGTCTTTTTCCAGGGCCAGCGTGCTGTTTCCGTACAGCAGCGCGGCCCTCTCATGCAGCCCCGCATAGTCGGCGGGGCCTAGTCGAAAAAAGGTTTTACCAGCTGCTCCTTCCTGTCCTTTCTTGTTATTACGGGAATCTGGTACTTGTTTACGATATATTTGGGGTCCACCTCGTAGTGGTTCATCACCATGGTCTCGTATGCCACCTGCTGCTCGGGCGTGTAGGTCACGCTGTCATCCCAGTCAAAACGGTACCCCTTGACCGGAAACCCGTGTTTTACCATGCGGGGGATCAGCTGCCAGTTCACCAGGTCCTTTATCATGTCGGCATCCTTGTTGATCAGGTTGTCCAGCATGTTCTCGTGAACCTTGGACTGTGAGAGCGACGCCCCGTTGTCTACGGTCATGGTCTGCGTGAGCACCGCCTTGCTTATCTCGCTGTTGCAGCGTTCTATGCGCCTGTCGTACACATTGTACGCGTCCCCCCGTGTGGATTCCTTGATGTCGATGGTCGTCCCTTCCGGGAACAGCCCGTATGACGCGGCCCCCATGTTCCTGAGCAGCCTTTCCAGCCTGTCGAATTCCTTGGGGTCACGGCTGGTGGTCGTTCCGATACGTAAGGGGATGCCGAATATCTCCCCGAACATGTCCCAGAAGCTGGACATGTTCTTTTTCGGGATGGTATGCAGGGCGCATTTGAGGTACAGCCCCAGGTCATGCGTGCCTCCGGCTTCCGTCACCCACCATGACACGGGTCCGTTGCGGTAGTTATACCCCGACTGCCATGTGTCGTTCTCGCTGGTGATGATCACCCCGTGTTCAGGCACGACATGGGTGCGCGGTATCAGGCTGACGCTGCTGAACACCGGCTTGTCCTCCACGGTGATGACGGGTCCCAGCTCGATGAGGGAGTTCCCGTAATATATGCTCTCAAGGCTGAGCCGCATCCACTGCTTGAACCACGGCGTTTCGAACAGCTCCCTGAGATCCTCGTTCTCGGCGCCTGACCTGTCGACGATCCTGAACCCCTTGTTCATGACGAACCCGGTACGCTGTTCCACGCATCCGGCAAGATGCCCGTCCACATCCACGTCCGTATAGATGTTGTACAGCCGGTTCCGCCTGGGCTGCTCCACATTGATGGCCTGCTGCCATGCGTACCGCCATGACCTCAGGTCGTTGCGCGTGAGGTTCTCCGTCTGCAGCTGGAGGCTGACCGTGATGTCTCGGACCTTTTTCCGGTCCGCCCGGCGCGCAAGGTCCATATTGCCGATGCGCACCCCCTTGTCTCTTCCTTTTCCCATAATTACCAGATATAGTTGTTCCTGATCCCCTCACCTGTGCGGATCGGGTTGTAGTAGTCTTCCTGTCCGTCGGGCCCGGTGACGGTGGGGAGGTCAAGCATCACATCGGAGGCCTGCACCGCCTCCAGCCATTCCACCTGTTTGTCATACTGCGTGCTGTACTTCTCAAGGCTCATGCGGGCCGGCAGGCCCAGCGCCATCCTGTACAGCGCGATATCCGTCAGGCACCCCACCAGCGCCATGTTCCTTTCGTCACCCTTTCTGGAGAATGCGGCATCCACGTCGTACCGTCCTCTCAAGTACCCGGCGGCAAAATCCATGGCGAACCTTTCGGCAAGCAGGCGGTTCTTCTCCTTGCTCTGCTGCACGATCTTCAGGGCTTCCTCCCCGATATTGATATAATCCTCTTCCGTTATATACATAATGGTATGTTTTGTTTGGTTGTCACCATCCTTCCTTGGGCGCCTGCCTCATTCCGATACGGGGCGGCATGGTATCCTGGCGCACCTGTTTCTGCAGCTTGTATATCGCCCCCTCGTCCGCGTCCGGGGAGTCGTCATGCGCCCGGCTTCCCTGCTCGAAGGAGAGCGTCTGGTCAATGGAGGTCCGCATGTCGGCGTCGTCCTTCAGCCTGATGTTGTACCAGACGAGCCCTCTTTCCCACAAGGGTGATATGGCCTCGATCCGTGCGAACTTGTCGGGTTTCTTGCGCGTGTCCGGCATGATGGGAAGCTGGTATCCCCTTATGTCCCCCTCCCTCTGGAACTCGTCAAGTATGGTGTCCTGCATGAAGTTCGCCTCCATATAGAAGATGGCGGCGCAGTCCTCCGGCAGGGATTCGTACAGGTCATAGAGCCAGCGTACCATCTCGCCTACGCCGCACTGCCGGCAGAACGCGCGTATGCAGTGCAGCTCCCTGTGCGATGCCGTTTTCAGCCCCCTTTTGGGCCGCCCCCACATCTTGCACGCCTTGTAGTCGTTCTTTCCGCCGCTCTTCCATGATGGGTCGACATATACCACGATGCTTTCGTAGTATTTCAGCCTGAGCATCGGCTTGTACCTTATCCATCTTTCCTGGAATACCGCCCCTTCGGTGACGGGGTTGTTCATGTATTCCTTCTGGAAGGAGCGGTATCCCATGAACTCCTCCAGTCCGTGGAGGTATTCCGCCGTGTATCTCTCGGGCCATGACGGGTTCCCGTCCCTGTCGAAAGCGTTGACGGAGCTGGTGTGCACGGTCCTGCTGTCAATGATCTTCTGCAGCACGCTGTTCTTTCCGATCAGGTTGCCCACCATGACAAACCGTCCTCCCTTTCCCCCGAAACATCCGAAGAGCGCCTCCTTGATCCACTTGGTCATCTCGCGCACCCGGGCCTCGCTGCGGCACATCTCGTCATCGTCAAGGTCATCCACCACTATGTAGTCGGGACGCATCTCCCGGAAACGAAGGCCTCGCGGCGACTGTCCCCGTCCCCGGCTGAAAAAGGCACACCGGTCCTTTGTCACGAACTCCCCTTCCTGCCAGCATCCGGCGTTGTACTGTTCGCCGAAATCCTCGATGATGTACCGGTTGGACTGCAGCTCCATCTGCAGGTCCCCCAGAAGGGCGTCCGCATTGTCCTCGCTTTTTCCGACCAGCACCATCACATGCAGCTTGCCGTTGAATTTCAGCCACAGGGGTATGCCGATATCCAGATGCACGCTCTTGGCATGGCCGCGCGGCCATTTGAACACGGCGCGGCAGTTGTCGTTATTGTACATATACCGGGCCGCATCGTTATGGAACCCGGCATTGGGACATTCGCAGTAGTGTTTGAGGTAACGCTGGCAGAAATAGCCGTAATTCCTGAGCGCCCGCGCGATGTTGCGTTTCCTCTCCTGGGGGGATTCCATACGGTCCTCCGATGTGATCCTGGCCAGCCGTTCGCTCTGCTGCAGCCAGCGTTTGTACGCGTCCTTCCTTTCCTGTTCCGTCATGGCTTCTTTGTGAAAAAGGGGGTTAGAAAATCATCATGCAGGCCGTGGAGCATCGCCACGACCTTGTCGGGGAGCTCCGGATAATCCTTCCGGTGTTCCATCAGCCAGTCCTCGAACCGGATGAAGGCCTCCACATAATGCACCACATTGGTGCTCCTGTCCATCTTCTCGATGGTGGCGGCCAGCTTGACCAGGTCGTCGGCTATCTTCTTTTTTTTCAGATACTCGTCAGGGTCCTCGATGGCATCATTGATGATGGAGAGGATCTTCTGCGTGACCTCCTCGCGTGTCATTCCGTAACAGGCCTTCAGCTCCCTCCATCCTTCCTGGCTGATCCACCTGCTGAGCGTCTGGCGGGCGATCCCCGTCATCTCGATGATCCTTTCCTGCGGGATTCCCTTGAGGTACAAAGCCTTGGCGGTATCTTTCGACTTATGTCCGGTTCTTGCCATAATGAATTGTTTTTTCTGCAAATATGCACCGCGGAACGTCCCGGAGTCAAGAAAATGCGCGGGCGTTGCACACAATGATGAAAGTGTTGCACACTTTTTTTGAACGCCTTCCCTCCGGATGTAAGTTTGCGGCAAAATCAGACGGAAATGGGCAAAAGAATAAGAATAAGCAACGAAACGCTGAACTGTTACGGAACATGGGTAAGGACGGACGGGGTGGACCTGTCCCAGTACGAGCGGAACCCGGTATTGCTGTGGATGCACGAGAGAGGGTGCGTCATCGGAATGGTGAAGGATATCAGAAGGGAGAACGGCGAGATTACCGGAGAGCCCTGGTTTGACGATGTCCGGGAGGAGAGCAGGATGGCCAGGCAGCAATGGGAGAAAGGCACGCTGCGCATGGGATCGCCCAATTTCGACATACTCGAACTCTCCGAAGATCCGGCGCTCCTGAAACCCGGGCAGACCTGCCCCACAGTGACCAGGTCCAAACTGGTGGAGTACAGCATGGTGGATATCGGGGGCAATGATGACAATATCAGCCTGATTTATGAAGGGAAACCGTTGAAACTCAGCAAGGGGGACGGCTCGCACAGTCTTCCCCTCCTGAAAAAAAACAATAACCAAAAAACTACACCTGAAATGAACAATGAAGAAATGAAAGCAGTCGCCCTGATGCTGGGCCTCACGGATGCCGCGACACTGACAGACGTGCAGAAAAAGATCAATCTCCTGCTGGAGTACCAGAAAGCGAACGGAGTGCTGCAGGCCGAGAAGGAGAAGCTGGAGAAAGAGCTTGACGGACTCAGGCTCTCGGGTATAACCGCCCTTGTGGATTCCGCCATCGGGGAGGGAAAGATCAGCGCCGACAGGAAGGATCATTTCATCTCCCTGGGAAAATCGGTCGGTGCGGAGTCCCTCAAACTGACCTTCGAGGCGATGAACCCCGCCCTGCGCCCTTCCGTCATACTGGCCGGAAAATCCGGAGGGCCCGCACATGCGGGAGGCTACGAGAAATGGACGGATGTGCCGGAGGAGGAGCTCAAGCTGATGCGTTCCGATGACCCGCAGCAGTACAGACGCCTGTACAAGAAGCAGTTCGGAGTGGATTGCCCTGAATTTAATTAACTAAAAATTAAAAGCGAATCATGAAAAAGAAATTTATTCTGAAATTTTTGACCGGAACGGCCTTCAATGTCATAATGGGGGTCATCCTTGCGTCAATGGTAGGGATCAGCCCCGCATACGGTGCGGCCTCGGGAATTGTTGTGCCGATGCTCCTTAAGGGATTCATGCCGGCCGGTGCCGCCATGGAGGGTGTGTACACCGAAGTATGGACGGGGGAGCTGGTCAGACAGCTCGGCGCGGGACTGACGGCGTCGTTCCTTGACGGGATACCGGACTATTCCGCAAGAGTGAACAACGAGATCATCCACCTGGTGGATGTGGGTGCCGATCCGGACGTGCTGGTGAACAACACCACCTATCCCATACCCATACAGAATCTGGAGGAGAATGACATCCCCATCGGTCTGGACAAGTTCCAGACAAAGGCCACCCGTGTGACGGATGACCAGCTTTATGCCATCTCCTATGACAAGTTCTCGCTTGATGTCGAGCGTCACAGGAACGCCATCGACCGTATCCGTTACAAGAAGGCGGCGCACGCCCTGGCTCCATACAGCCATACAGGCAAGACTCCGGTGATCCCCACCAGCGGGGAGGCGGACGCCACAGGACGGAAGAAACTGACCTTGAAGGATATCATCGCCTTGAAACGCGCCCTGGACAATGCCGAGGTACCGGAAGACGGGCGCCGTCTCGTGCTGTGTCCGGACCATGTGAACGACCTGCTCGAACAGGACCAGTCGTTCAAGGACAAGTTTTACAATTATACCAGCGGCAAACTCCTGAACATGTACGGTTTCCAGATATACACGTTCATCAACTGTCCGTATTACACCAAGGAGGGAGTCAAGGTTCCGTACAACCAGGCTCCGGGTGAAACCGACCTGAAAGGATCCTTCGTGTTCTATGTCCCCCGCATGTTCCGTGCGCAGGGCTCGACCAAGATGTACTATTCGGCTGCGGCCACCAGCCCGCAGACCCAGGAAAGCCTGGTCAACTTCCGCCATTACTACATCGTCCTTCCCAAGAAGCAGGAGGCGATCGGAGCCATCTATTCGTGGGACGGTACCACTGTCCAGAAAAAGGACCAGGAGGTTCCGGCCGAGAAACGGTGGGCCCAGGTGAGACGGGAAGCGGTGGCGGCAGCGAGAGCGAAAGCAGCGCCTGAAGGAACGGATTCGGAAGCCGAAGAAATCGAGCCATGACCATGACACCAAGAGGACTACGAAACAATAACCCGGGGAACCTCCGCCTGTCAGGTGACAGGTGGAAGGGCCTCCGCCCGGTGCAGACGGACAAGGAGTTCTTCCAGTTCACCGACATGGGATACGGCTACCGTGCCATGCTCATCACCTTGAGGAACTACCGGAAGAAACACGGTTTGAAGACCCTCTCCCTTATGATCGGGCGTTACGCCCCGTCCACGGAGAACGACACCCGCGCCTACCTTTCAAGCGTATGCGGCGAGCTTCAGGTTCCAACCACCTACGAGCCGGATGTGGATGACAAGGGGACGATGTGCCGTCTGGCCGCCGCGATGAGCCGGGTGGAGAACGGCGTGCCTGCCGTCATGGCGGACATAGAGGCCGGCTGGGACATGATCTGAAAAATGATATGCGTATGGACTGGGGCACTGTATTCGAACTTCTCCAGCAGTGGCTGGCCCCCACGGGGTGCATAGCCATGGCAATAGGCTGGTGGCGTGACCGCAGGCTCGTCAAGGTCCGTGCGGTCAAGGAGAACGAGGGCACATACAAGCAGTTGTATGACGACCTCTCCGAGACGACTTTACATTTAAGCGACCAAATACGAAAAGTCAATGAGAAAATTATCGTTCTGGAACAGGCACTGCGTAAATGCTACCAGTGCAAGTATGCTGAGCGCTGTCCTGCTGTTGTCTGGATGCGCAGCAAACAGGGAGAGCCGAACAGCCGTCCGCTCGGGCTCTCTTCAGAGGAGCGTAACCGGGGAAATAATCTTCGGCAAGGCCCCGACGACTCTGACGAGCCTGGCACTGAAACCCGGGCTCCTCCGGACGATAGGCGGCCTTCCGGCCGGCATGGGCGTGACGGAGCAGCATGAGGGGCTGGACCTGAGGGTGGAATCGGACGGGGAAGGCGGCGTGAACGTCACGGCCGTCTCACATGCCCGGCCGGAGATTACCGTAAGGGAGACCTCGGACCTGAGATGGGAGTCAGAGGAGGCTACGACCGAGGAAAAACAGCCGGTTCCCTCTTTTTGGGAGCGGACAAGGACGAAGGTGTTGTGCTGTTTTGTCCTCCTGCTTCTCTTCTGGGGGCTCCGGCGGTTTAAAAACAAATCAAAGAACAATTAAAACATGAATCATTATGCCAGAAACGAATACCGGCGCCATCTATGGCGTGAAAGCTCTTAAACATAACGGGAAGGCTCTCGGGCTGATATCCGAGGACGGGCTGCAGCCCGGAGGCGACTCGCCTTCCAAGACCCGCATCTGGGCGGCGCAGAAACGCAACGCGCCGTTCGCCGTGCTCAAGTCCACACCGGGCACCAAGACATGGACGTTCACGCTCATCGAACTGTCCGCGGACAACATGATACAGGTGATGGGCGGAACGAAGGAAAGTACCGGAATCTACGTGCCTCCTACGGAGGACAAGGATGTGCAGGGCGTGTTTGACATCGAAACCGTGACCGGCCACACGATCCGGATCTACAACGGGGTGCTCACCTGCAATTTTGCCAACGGGATCAACTTCAGCAACGTGCTGGGCATCGAGTGCGAACTGGAGATACAGGAGGCCGGGGAGAAACCTCCCTACAAAGTGTTCCCTCCCGGACAGGTGCCCCCCGCCGGTGAAATTCCGTCGCAGTCATGACGGAGGACAGGGACACGCGATGCCAGGCGGCGGACATGCTGCTTGACATCGGCATCCGCATTCCGGTGATGCCGCTCAGGCCCTTTAAAAAACGCCCCGGGAAATCCTTCCTTGTCATGCGCCGTCCGCCCGCCGGGGCGGTCATCCGCATAGCAAGGCGGTACCTGGAGCTCGGTGTCACCCCGGAGGAGATCAGGGCGATGGACTATGAAGAAAGGATGCGGTTCGTGGCGGAAAAGGGAAAGGCGGTCAGCCGGATGGTCGCACTGGCCGTATGCACCGGATGGCTCTCGGGGATGCTGCTCTCCGGCCCTGTGGCATGGTACCTCAGATGGAGGGTGCATCCGGCGATGCTCTCCGCCGCCCTCATCGAACTGCTCAGGGGCATGGACATACAGCCTTTTTACAATACTATTCCATTGGCGTCCAGGACAGCGGGGCTGCTGGAGCCGATAGGAAGCCGGGAAAGGAAAACGGGTTAACGGGCCGGCAGGAAGGCCCCCATAGCGTTTTCGGAATCATCGCGCAGGCGATGGAGCGGTTCGGCCGTACAAAACGGCACATCCTGTGGAAGATCAGCTACGCCGAGCTGATGCTGATGAACACGGATGTCAGCCGGTACGTGACCAAGGAGGAGCTCCTGGAAAGGGAGCGCAAACGTAGGCCGGACAAATTCACCACTGAATATTTTCAAACAAAACTCGGAGGATAGGAATGGAACCTGTAAGACTGGAGATACTGCTTGACGACAAGACACTGAAGGGATTGCGCTCGGTGGAGGGCAACCTGGGCAATATGAGCCAATTTGCCAAACTTGTCATCGCACAACTGGAGCAGGAGCTTGCGACCCTGCAGGAACGGTTCAGACAGGCCATGGCCGCAGGTACGAATACCGACGCCCAGATGGCGGACATCCAGGCGCTGCAGGGAGTTGTCAGACAACTGAAGACGGAATTGCAGGGGCTGGAGGAGCAGAAGAAAAAGACAGGCTCCACCCCTCTCATGGGAGATGATCCCGCCCCGAAACTCAATAATGTGAGGATGAGCATGCAGCAGATCGCCCGGGAGCTCCCCTCGCTGGCAATGGGTCCCCAGATGTTCTTCCTTGCCATTTCCAACAACATCCCCATGTTCACCGACGCCCTGGCATCGGCCCGCAAGGAGTATGAGGCGCTGACCGATGCCGGAAAGAAAGCCACCCCGGTGTGGAAGCAGGTGCTCTCCTCACTGTTCTCGTGGCAGACGGCGATGGCTGCCCTGATCACCCTGTCCGTCGTATACGGGAAGGAGATCGGCGGATGGGTGAAGAGCCTGTTCGGCGTGAAGGATGCCGCCCTGTCCGCGGCGAAAGCCCAGGAAAAGGTGAATGAATCCTTCAGAAGCAGCAGCAGTGATGTGGCGGAACAGGTCACTCTCGTCAGGTCCTTGTCCGAAAGATGGAAGGAACTGGGAGACAACATGGCAGATAAGAAACAGTTCATCACCGAAAACAAGAAAGAGTTCGGGAAACTCGGTGTTGAGGTGGGCAACGTGAATGATGCCGAGAACCTGCTGGTGGACAATACGGACGTGTTCATCGGGGCGATGATCCTCAGGGCAGAGGCGGCCGCAGCGTTCAAACTGGCCACGGAGCAGACGGAGAAGGCCTTGAAAAAGCAGAACGAGATAGAGGAAAGGCGGAAGAAAGGCCCGACTTTCTGGGACAAGTTCAGGGCCAATTTCTTCTCTTCCGCGTCCGGATCAGCCACTTATACCCGTCAGGCGGACGCTCCCACGGCCGAACAGCTCAGCGAAAATGCTGTCTCCGCCCTGGAAGAGGAGCAGAAGGCGGCAGAGGATACGGCCAAATCCTATACGGACCTGTTCCTTGCAAGGACAAAGGAATGGAAGGAGAGGCTTAAATCGGCAGGCATAAAGGAAGATGACGGCAGGGAAACCAAAGATACGGGCAAATCGGCCCGGGATTATCAGGACGAGCTCGCCGACGCCCGTATCAGGGCACAGCAGAAACTTGAGGCGGCACGCATATCGGTCATGCGGGAAGGTATAAGGAAACGCCAGGCCCTTGCAAGGCAGGAGCTTGACGAGTCGCTCGCACAGATTGACAAGGAAGAGCGTGACACCCTCAAGAAAATGGACGAGGCCGAGAAGAAACGGGGTGTGAAGTCCACGCCCGAGGAAAGGCAGGCCGTAAGGGACAATGCGTCTCAGCAGCGTCTTGTCGCCTACCAGCAATATGCGAAGGAATTCTATACCGCCGACAAGGAATGGCAAGAGAAGGACCTGCAATCCTGGATTGACTATAACAAGGAATACGGGACATACCAACAGAAACGTCTGGCCATCATGCGGGAATATACCCTTAAATCCTCGAAAGAGGGGCTGAACGGGAATGACAAAAGGATGCTGGCCCGACAGCGCGACGAGGCACTGTCCGAACTTGATTTCAACGAACTGAAGAACACCATCAACTGGGATGTCATCTTCGGCAATCTGGACAAGGTGACAAAAAAGGAGCTGCAGAAGGTAAAGCGGCAAATAGTCAGTTTCCGCAACAGCCCGGAATTCAAAAAAAACGCCACTCCGGAACAGATACAGGTCATCGAGGAAGCCATCGGGAAGATCGACAGCGAGGTCATTGAGAAAGGAGGTCTGTTCGGCAACCTGACCGAATCCATACGGGAATACTCCGAAGCGGTTGATGAACTGACAGCCGCGCAACGGGATTATGACGAGGCCGTGCGGCAATACGGGGCGGACAGTGCGGAGGCGGAGGCCGCTAGAAAGAAAAGGAACAAGGCGGAAGCCGGAGAGCGCAATGCCGGGAACAATCTGGAAGCCTCGAAGGATAAGGCGGTGAGAAACATCACCGCCGTGGCCGATGCGATGAACACGCTGGGCGAAGCGGACATGAGCCTGTCATCCTTCGGAAGCGCGGTCGGATCTCTGGTGGATACGCTGTCCGCATCCGGAAGCAAGATTGGCGGCATCATTGCGGCCATACTGGCTATCCTTGAGCAGATCGGGCAGAAAGGTCTGGAGGGTTTTGTCGGCAACATTCTCGAATCCGTCATGCACGCCGCAGGAGGATTATGGGACAGCATCGGACGTCTGTTCGGTGTCAAAGGACTTGGAGGCATCTTCAAGGGGGCCGACTATTCCGGCTATAATGAGATGGTCGACCAGTACAACCGCCTGAACGAGATATGGGACGAACTGATCGACAAGAAGAAGGAATATATAGAGACCAGCTACGGCACCGAGGCACAGAAGGTCGGAGAGGAAGCACTAGCCCTCCAGCAGACCGCCATTGATTCTTACCGGATACTAGGCAGGGAACGTCTGAATTCGGGAGCCAGCACGGGATCGCACTCGATTGGGGTGCGGCAGCGCAAATGGATGTCCTCGGAGGACTGGGCGGCAGCCGGCGCGGCCCTGGGAGAAGACTTCTACAGGTACGGGATCGGGGAAGGACGTATGACCGGGCTGTTCGACCTATCTGTGGAGCAGTTGGAGAAACTGAAATCGGAAGCTCCCACATTCTGGGCCAAGCTGGATGATGATGTCAGAAATTATCTGGACAAGATCATTGACGGCTCGGAAAAACTGGGTGACATACAGATCCAGATAAAGGAACAGCTCACGCAGATATCTTTTGACAACGTGCGTGACGCCTTTTATGACACACTGCTTGATATGGAAAGCGGGGCGGAGGACTTCTCGGAGGATTTCAGCGGGTACCTGCAGAAGGCTATCCTCAAGACAAGTATGTCGAAAGTCTACGACAAGAGGCTTCAGGAATGGTATGACAAGTTTGCCAACTACAATAAGGAAGGGGGGATAGATACCGGGGAATACAAGGATCTCCAGCAGGAATGGAATGACATTGTGAAGGATGCCCTGGAGGAGCGCGACTCGCTGAAGGATATCTTCGGATGGACATCATCGTCCTCCTCCTCCCAGTCCGGCCGGGCCGGAACCGTCACCTCCATGACCGAGGAGACGGCCGGAAGGCTGGAGGGGATCGGCAACGCGGCCCTTGACCGTGTCATCAACATTGACAACAACCTGACGAGGCATCTCGAGGGGATGGCGACATCCCTGGGCAAAATTGCGGGGAATTCGGAGTACCTCAGACACCTCGAGACGATAAACGAGAACATCGCGGAGCTCCGGCGCGGTGTGAAACTGAAAACATAGGACTATGGAAGTGGAGGAAGGACTGCTGAAGATAAACGGGACGGACATGGCGTCCCTGGGATGTTTCCTGTACGAGGAAAACGCGGGGGACCATACCAATTACGACTCGCTGATGAAGCCGCCGAAGATGAAGGAGTACACATCCGTCAGCTACCGGGAGCTTGACGGCGAGGAGCTGCCCGAAACCCTGCTTCCCCGCTACGAGGCGAGGGACATCACGCTGAAGATGGCGGTGGTCGCGGATACACGGGCCGGGTGGTTCAACAACTACAACGCCGTGCTTGCCTTGCTGAAGTCCGGATGGCTGACGCTGGATGTCCCGGAGATAGGCCGGGTGATGAAGGTCTACCTGAAGGAATATACCCGGTACAGCCAGTTCACGACAATCAGAAGTACCGGCCAGCAGATAGCCGGATTCACGGTCACGCTGCGCGAGCCGAAACCTTTTTCAAACAGTGATTAAAAACGATTTAAAAGCATCATAAATGGAACTTGCGATCTACAACAGGCAGGGAACCCTGAAAAGGAAGGTCAGTCCCGACTCATCGTCCCGGTGGACCGAAGAAGTGGGAACAGAATTCGTGGTGACGGTGAACTTCACCACCTGGGAGTTCTTCGTCCTGTCGGTCGGCGACTATGTGGAGATATCGGGAAAACGGTTCTCCATAAAGAAGGAGTACCGGCCGAAAAAGACCGACACACAGAAATACACCTACAATATCAGCTTCTACGGCCGCGAGCACGACATGCAGGATCTGTTGTTCTGCCGTCTGAACCAGGGGGAGGACGACCTGGAGTCCGTCTTCGCCTATGACGGCACGCCGATGGAAATGCTGGAAAAGCTGGTGGCGAACATGAACCGCAACACCGACGGTGTGACGTGGCGTGCAGGCCAGGCCGTCACCGGCGACCGGAAGACCATCAACTTCAACGGCCTGTTCTGCTGGGATGCGGCAGGCGAGATAGCCGGTGCCTGGGAAACCGAGTGGTGGTTGGACGGGGAATACCTGAACATAGGGAAATGCGAACACGGTGAACGGGTCGCGCTCGGCTATATGAAGGGATTGAAGACGGGACTGACCCAGAATGAGAATTCCAATTCGATCAAATGGTTCACACGGCTGATCCCCGTAGGCTCAACCAAAAATATTGACCCGTCAAAATACGGCTACACCCATCTGCAACTGCCGTCACGGGACAAGTATATCGACCTGAACACTCAATTGGGCCTGAAGGAGCACCGCGAGGAAGCGGCCTTTGAGGATATATTCCCGCACCGTCTGGGTACGGTGTCATCGGTAAGGTCCGAGGAGCAGACCAATACGGACGGGGAGGAATACACCGTCTATTATATCAAGGACAAGGATCTCCCCTTCAATCCGGATGAATACATGATCGGCGGCGAGGTGATACACATCACCTTCGAAAGCGGCGACCTCTCCGGAAGGGAGTTCGAGTGCAACTGGCATAACGGCACACAGGAGTTCGAGATCATCAACACCTACCCGGACGACAACACCCAGATACCGGGAGGCAACATCATACCTCAGGCCGGTGATACGTATATCCTGACGAACATCCGCATGCCGGATGAGTATTACCCGATAGCGGAAGAACAGTACAAGCAGGCGGTTGACAGCTTCCTGACAGAATACAGCAAGGACATATCCATCTATTCCGGCGACACGGATTACATCCATGTGGATAAAAACAGTGTGCCGTTATCGCTCGGGCAAAGGGTGAGACTGGAGGACGCGCAGTATTTTGAGGACGGATATATTGACACCCGCATCACAAGAATAGAGAGGAAACTGGGCAATCTTTCCGAGGCTTCCATTGACTGCTCGTCGGCGGTCAGCACCTCATGGAAGTCATCCGTGGACTCGACGCTGAACAATCTGGAATACACGCTGGCGCAGGAGATGGCGCAGGCCAATGTCCGCCTGCTGAAGACCGGCGATATGGAGAGTCCGAGCGACTATACGGCTTTCTCCTCCCTGAGGGCTATAGGAACCTTCCTGAGAAAGAACATAGCGGATATCGCCAGCGAGATCATCACTTTTCTCAAAGGTTTGAGAGTCGGCAAGTTTGTCACAGGCCTTGTCGGCGGCAGCGGTGCGGCCATCTGGTTTGACAAGAACGGCAAGACAATAGTCGAAGCCGACAAGGCGATGTTCCGTGAGGAAATGATAGTACCGCAGATCACGTTCAACTGCATCGATGTGATATCCGGCGACAAGGCGAACTCGTTCGCATACGGAAGAATAAAGACCGTTGACACGGAAAACCGCACGGCCACGCTGGAACTGCTTGAGGGGCAGTGGGGCACGTTACATGTAAGTGATATCTGCCGTGGCATACTTCACAACATAGCCGGCAGCAACCATACGAAGGATGAATACGGTCCTAACGGATTCATGGAGTATTCCGGGTACGCCACCTCATACTTCACTCCCACAAGAATCATCGAGAATGAGGCAGGAAACATGAAGTTTGAATACGCTCTTCAGGCAGGAACAAGCGTGCATCCTCTTCCGGGTATGAACTTCTTCGCATACGGCAACTTTACTGACAAGGACAGACAGGACATTACCTATGAGAACAGATCTTACTTGCGCAGATTGGTCAACGTGAACACATGGGTAATAGATCCGGATGTGAACATCGCTTATCAGAACGGAAACCTGAGTGGTCTTACAGTCAACGGGCAGGTGATGGACGGTTATTCTTCATTTCAAGACAAAGTATACATAAGGGGAACGATAGAACGACTCAAACCCAACGGTGAAGTGGCTATGGACTTAAGCTATGAGGGTGTATGGCAATCAGGCAAGCATTATGATTACTACGATAGTGTGACACATAACGGAAGCACATGGGCGTGTCTGAACAAGAACGGTTCGTCCTCTGAACCGGGTACGGATGCTGACTGGCAGGAGATCGCATCCAAAGGCGACAAGGGTGACGGTTACACCCAGATGGGCCAGTTCAAGACCGGAATGGTCGTTCCCAAGATGGGTGTCGTTTCGATGGGCGGCGGCTCTTATGTAGCCAAGGCATCCACTACCAATCCCCCCTTATGGTGCTGGACGGACAATGCCGGCAACCGGTTCACTTTCAACGATGGCGGTTATGTGCTGACGGGTGAAGTGAATACTGCTGAATATGATGTATTAGCTGAACCGGGAAGAGATGGTACGGACGGGATCAATGGCACCGACGGTGTTCCCGGTACTCCGGGAAAGGACGGGAAGACCTATTACACGTGGATACGCTATGCGGATGACGATCAGGGAAACGGAATCAGCAATGATCCCACAGGAAAAGCATACATCGGACTGGCATACAACAAGGAAACCGCTGTGGAAAGTAACAATCCGTCCGATTACAAATGGAGTGACATCAAGGGCGAACCGGGCGTTCCGGGTGCTGTCGGTGCCGACGGGAAAACCTATTATACATGGATAGCCTACTCGGACAACGCGGACGGAAGCGGAATGTACCAGCAGCCGAATAACAATACCAAATACATAGGCATCGCGGTAAACAAGGAAACCGCCACAGAGAGCAGCAATCCTGCCGACTATACGTGGTCGCAATTCAAAGGCAACAAGGGTGACAAGGGTGACGGTTACACTCAGATGGGCCAGTTCAAGACCGGAATGGTCGTTCCCAAGATGGGTGTCGTTTCGATGGGCGGCGGCTCTTATGTAGCCAAGGCATCCACTACCAATCCTCCCTTGTGGTGTTGGACTGACAATGCCGGCAACCGGTTCACCTTCGCCGATGGCGGATATGTGCTGACGGGTGAGGTGAATACTACTGAATATGATGTATGGTCCGAGAAAGGTGATACCGGGGAAAAAGGTGATAAAGGCGACAAGGGTGATGAGGGTGAAAAGGGAGACAAAGGAGATAAGGGAGATCAGGGCGTACAAGGAATACAGGGCTGTATCTTCCGTGAGTCGGAATGGTCCGCTTCAAGTGTGCAGTACCGTAATGACGAAGCCCTGATAAGCGGTACGAGGTATATTGATTTCGCATTGATAAGGAATGACGCAGCCATTGACGGATGGGATGTGTACAAATGTTTGAAGACGCATGTGTCCTCCGCTTCGAACAAACCGGGCAACACCACATACTGGGAAAAACTGAGCGGAGTGGGACCTATCTATACCAGCCTTGTAATAGCTAAGAATGCCAGCATCAGCCTGTTCCAAGGGAATCAGGTCTTGATAAAGAAGAGCGACAACACTGTTACCGCAGGCATGTCCGGCTCCACATCCGGTCAGAAGATACGTATATGGGCAGGTTCCACAACTCCTGACTCCGCACCGTTCCGGGTGAATGAACTGGGTGAATTTGTTTCCACGAAGGCAGATGTGGCAGGTATAATCACCGCCACTCTCTTCTATTCGCCGGGAAGCGATATGGATAGTCTGGCTGATTCGGAAGGTAACATGACTGTGAACCCTTCCACTCAGGGATCTACATTCTTTTCTGCTGATGGTCTTGGCGGAACCATAACCCTCCCTCCCGCATCATCATGGAACGGATTGAAACTGGAATTTGTAGTAGACATGACATCAAGGGTGGCTAAGAACCCGGACAAGTACAAGGCTACGAACTATTTCTGCGGACTGGCGGGAGCATATAACAATAAGACAGAAATTCAGATGGCAAGGCCTTATGTTTTGGAGATGAAGGCCTTTAACAACCATTGGTATATAACACGTATGGATTTAATTGAGTAAAAGATATGATATTACAAGCAGGTTATGATTGTTATCTGACACAGGCCGAGGATATGCCTCTGTCGGAACGAAGATTTGAAAATCAGGTAGTAATAAACAGCCCTGAGGATGTGGCTGTGTGGAAAGAGATCACATCGAAGCAGAAGGAGCAGATGATTGTCGAAGCATCATTTATTGATGTGGCGGCTATAGACGTTGAAGCACTTGACCGTGTGGATACGCTGCTCAATGATATCTCAGCGAATATC